TCAAAGTACGGCGAATCTGTATAAGAATAAACTAGATTAGCTGGATCAACATATCTTACCGTAGCTCCTTCTGAAGTGTTAAAATCTGTTTTAGTAGCGCCTATGCCTATAACTGTTAAATCTCTAAGTACTCTTTTTCTAGTTAGTTCATATTTGTTACCTTCTAACAAAACGTTTAAAGCTTGCTCTTCTGCTATTTCAATAGCCTGCTTGTAAGTTAGCTGCATGTGTAGCGCTACTTCTTCTTCTGTCTCTGGTAAAGTTTCTTGAGGATTTTCATTTAAAGGTATTCCAAAAGCTTGTTTAGACAACATGTTTAACTCTTGAGTTCTAACATCTTTTAAAACAGACTCCATGTATTCTGTTCTTTTAGCAACACCATACGGATCTTGTGAATATGCTTTTATATCAAATAATCTTTCTGCCATACCGTTTACAACTATATCTACAAACTTAGGTATAATTGGAACTGGCTTCCAGTCTAGATTTAAATAGCTTAAGTCACCATTTATAGACAGCTCATCTTTGTACTTTTGTATAGGCTGTTCGCCTCTAGCGTAAAGTCTTAAACTATGAAAATTATTCTTTATGTTATTGTATCTACTATTATGACTGTGTGTATTAGTCTCGTCGCCAAACCACTCATGTTGAATAGCTTTGGCTATTTGCAAACCATACTCATAGCTTATTTTCTCTACATCGCTAACTACTTGACTTGGAAAGTTTATGTAACTCATATTATTTTTTAATTATTTTAGACATATTACCTTTGTTTGAATATTTAGAAATATGTATATTTAATTTTTGTTTTTCTATTTTAGCATTAGGAGCATATAGGTGCCTATTATTAGCCATTATAGCTAAACCAGAGCTTATAGAAGCATCATGTTTAGTTCTTTTGTTTATATCAAACTTGCTCCAATCATTTAACAATTCGTTAAAATATAAATCGCCAAAACTACCATCTTGCTTCATACCTACATGATCTTGTATGTACATTTCAATAGCAGCGGCATGAGCTTGTTTAATATCTTCGCTAGAGTTTGGTATACCACCAACTTCTTTTTCCGCAACAGATAATTTGTTCCAAACTTTATCAGGTCTATTCATACTAAAACCTCTATAACCTCTACGTCTTAAATAATACAAAAGCCTAGGTTTATTGTTCTCTGCAAGTATTGGCATACCATAAAACACTAATGCCATCAATACGTCTTCAAAGAATATTTCAGCTGTAGGTGGTCTTGACAAGTATTCTAAAAAGAAGCTATTCGCAGGAGCGTCCTCCATACTAAACCTGGTTAAGCCGTGTAATGCTCCTTTAGATCCTACACCATCTACAGTTCCTGATATATCATAAGAGTCACAACCAAATGCTCCCATGTGTTCATTACCAGGATATTTTATACCGTTTTTAATAACCACTCTATTTTGTAATTGTTGAGGCGGTACCCAACTTATTTTAAATCTACCTTTTGGATCTGGATAATAAATTACTTGAGAATCTTTAATACCATTAACCCATTGAAAGTTACCAGTTGTAACACCAAGAGATCTACCCATCTCTTCATTATAATCTATCTGCTCGTATATTTTTATTAAGTTAAATATACTATTTTTTGTTTCATCTCTAAACGCGTGTTCAGTTGTTCTTGGAAACTGTCGGTAAAATTCATTTAAAGCATCTTGATCGTTTTTTAAACCGTCAGCTTCATTTTGCCAGTGATCAATTACGCCTATATCTATTAATTCACCGTCTGGGGCAAGCACATCGTTGTCAGGAGTAGTGAATACTGGAACTCCATACTCATCAATAAATCCTTCGTAGTTCCATTCCATTGGGATAAAAAGAGAATATAAACCAGATTTTGTTTGGCCATTTCTATTTCGTTTAGTGACATCTGATGCATTGTATAGTTTTTTAAAGTTATTTCCACCTTTGTCAAGAGCGTTTGAAGTTGAGCCCATCATGCACTTGCCAATAATTCTACTACCTAATCTAAGACATGTTTTAGTAACTCTCCAATTGTTTAATATATTATCTGGCCTTTCCCATTTACCGCTTTCATCATGTACTAGTAAAGCTAGTTTTTCACCGTCATAACTATTGTCACCAGTATTTTTCCAGTCAATAGTCGTATCTAATCCTTGTATATCTTCAAGTTGTTCGTTTGCAGTAATCTTTTTTCTAGTAAACTTACTAGCTGGAACTCTATATGCTAACTCTGATTTTGGCCTATCCATACCATCTTGTATAGGTTTAAAGAAAAATGGATAGTTAATACTAATTGGTACTACTTTATCTGTAAACATTTTTTTAGCATCAGCACCAGTTTTAGAAAGTATCCCATATCTACTATCACTTGATATAGTGGCTAAATTAACTGTTTCGGCTGAAGACATAAAAGAAAAACCAGAACGACGGTTTTTAAGATAACACATACCATAGCATCTTTTGTCTGCTTTGCATGCTTCCCAAAATATATAAAATAATCTATTAGCTTCTCTAAAGTCAGGTGCACCTACGTCTATTTTACTCCATTGAAGATACATATAATGAGCGCCTGTTATGTAAGTTGGTTTACCATTGTTTATAAACCAAAAGCCTTCATCTCTTCTTCTAAACTCTTCGTCTATATAATCAAACCATTGTTCTTTTTGTTCTTCTGGATGGTTTCTCCAATCAAATATATTTTTTAATCTACTTAATTCTTTTGGATAATTTATTTTTTGCCATTTGTTTTTGGCATTGGAGTGCACGTGCATTGGTTCCATCGGCAAAGCAATGCGCAGCCCTTGTATTTCAAGTATCTTCCCAATTCTACCAGTTTTTGATATAATAACGATATCGTTTTCTTTATTGTATCCATATTTCCATTTTTTAGATTTGTTAAGCCGACTAATAGTCGTGCGTTTAATAGGTTCTATTATTTTAACTAAACTTTGCTCGTACATTACTTAGATCTGCCTTCTGCGAATCCTTTAAATACTTTTTTCTTTGCCTCTTCAGGTGTTTTTCCCTCAAGCAAGTTTTCTTCTTCTTGGATTCTATTAAGTATTTCAAATGCGTCAAATATAGCTAGTTTTTTAGTAGCTGCTGCGTTTTTTAATCTATCAGCTGACACATCATCTTCAGTGTTTGTAATAATCTTTTCTTCTGCAACTTTAATCAGCTCGTTAACTGCTTTGCGCCCAGCTAGGATTATATTCTTTTTCGTTTCCTTGATATTCATATTTAATTGTAATAAAATTAGATAAAACTCTATATAGTCTTTCACCATCAACAACAAACTCATATTCACTGTTAGGTCTAAAACCTATTAATTCATTTTTGTTTACAGTACCGTCAGAGTATTTTACAATACCTTGTAAAGGTTTTTCATGTTCAATGTTAAATTGGTCTATAGCTTTTAAAGGTTTTATAAAACAATAACCTTTTGGAGCTATCCACTCTTTACTTCTTTTATATAAAAAGATTTGATCGTGGCTTATGAAGTAAGTGTCTTCATTAAAATAACTTTTACTATTTCTCTCAACACCTTTAATATCGTTCCATCTTCTAAAAACATTATGATGTAATATAACGGTATCACCAGGCTTAATATTTGTATTACCAATAATAGGTGTTGATATAACAATAGCTTCTCTATTAACATATTTATGTTGATATATATCAGTGTTAAGAATTAACTCTTCACCTTCTATTTTTTTAATATTGTTATATCGTTCTCCTTTTGGTTTTACAACAAAGTTGTAAACACTTTTCATTAGTATTCTAAATTATATTCTATAGATACAGCCATGTTTTTATTAAAGTCTTTCCAAGGTAGCACGTCTTTATTCTTTTTAATATAAACAGAGAACTTATCTTTTTCTTCTATTATGTCACAAATAGTATGTCCACCATAAACTTCTTGACCAACAGAATAATGCATTGCATCATTTTTATAATCTTTACCAACACTTATTTTTCTAATTAACTTTGCCATTTTCTTTTGGATAATTTATAGTACCATCATTAATGTCAATGTCATTAGTACCGTATTCTTTATTTAATTCTTCTTGCAAAACATTTAGTTCGCTTTGTTTTCCTGTTAAAGAGTGTAAGTAAGCGTGCTGATTAGCTGCTATTCTACCTAATTCTAAATAAGTTTTGTTTATTTCGCTTACAGTTTCTTGTATTTTTTTTAAGTGATCATCACTTACGTGTGTAGGTTTTAAGTCTACTACTTTTTCTTTTGTTTTTGCCATTTTATTTAATTTAAATTAATTATTTATTTTATTGATACCCATCGTATCCACTTACATCTGTTGATGGTGCGTTTACAACTACAGCGCCGTTATCTACTAGTGATCCAGTGTTTCCACTAACACTATCTTTAAGTCCATTAGTAGGTCTCCAATAACCTCTTAAGTTTGAAGTTTGTACCGTAGACATATCTATAGGTCTGTGTAAATTATATAGTTGAGCTATCTCAGCTTGTGACAACAAGCAGTCCCAAATAGCTACGTCACCAATATATCCATTCCAGAAATTTACATGCATTGTAGTTACATCTGTTGCAAAAGTAAACAAACCTGAACCTCCAATTGTAATATCTACTTCTTGGTTTTCTCTATTAGCCTGCGTATCGTATCTATGTATTATATCACCACTAGTTGCGGTAACTGTTTTTTTACTATTAGAATCTTCTGGTTGCGCTCCAAACGTTTCACCATTTGGGCCGTTACCAGCCCCACCGCTAGCAGCGCCAGCTTGAGCTCTATTTCCATTAACATATATGTTTCCAATTACTTGCGTGCTTGGATTTTCTAAATCTGTGGTGCCAACTACAAAATGCCAACCGTCTTCTCTAAATAAAAATCTAGATGCAGCACCATCGTTTCTTTGAGCTCTAAATGTTGACTGAGGTTGAACGCTTATATTTGTACCATCTCCTTGATCAAAATTATTAAGCCAAACAAACCTTCTATTTTGAAAAGAAAGTGCCCATCCTCCATTACCAGCGCAACCTACGATAAAATGGCTCCCAGTTGTTTCGTAAGGATCAGCTGATCCGTCGTCAAATTTAACCCAAGCAGCAACACTAAGACTTCTTGTTGTTGGTTTTGAGCTTCCATCCGCTGGATCTACACCACTTAATGTGTTTGTTATAAATCCATCATCTGTACCGTCAAATTCAAAAGATTTTGTCATAGCGTAAGCACTACTACCACTAATTAAAAGAGATCCAGATACTAAACTATGTCCTAATCCTAAAGGTACCATTAATTAAACCAGTTAAAAGGATTATACTTACTCCATCTTATATTATCAATAGCTTCTTCTAAAGTGCTTGCTAAAGTTAATGCTTCCTCTTCGTCTATATACCATATGCCAGCTGTATCATTTAGTATAACTAATATTTCAGCATGAGTATATTGTGTAAATCCAATTAAAAAGTCAGGTGTAGTATCACCTTCAAACTTTACAAACGTATATTCACCGTCTTCGCTTAGTCTTAATGATTTTGCGTCTTTTTCTTTTATTTGATCAAAATCAATATCTTCAACTTTGCTAGTTGGTATTATAACGTATTTTCTATTTGGATATCTATTCATACTATTTTATTTATTAACACGTATTTGAAGCTCTAACAATACCGTTAATTATTCTTATTCTTGCGTAACGTACCGCGGGATGTGGGCCAGGTCCAATAGGCGTGGCTGGTCTAACTTTATAAAAACCAGTAGTTAAAAGAAACTTATCGTTATACCTTGGCCTTGAATAGACTTTATCTCCATTTACTGGCACAGCGAATGATCCATCGTGGAAATAATTAACATTAACTGATGAATTATCAACGCTACAAGCAGTTGTAGCTAAACTTTTAGCAGTACCTAAATTTAACGTACCAACAAACGAGATGCTTGATTTAGCTAGTACAATTTCTTTTCTTCTTTTTACTATAACAGGTTTGTTTTTACCTCTAGACTGCGCTGAAGAGTTTGCGTTGCCTAATGCCAT